GAGATGATAATGTATCTATATCATAATTTTGGATATACCCTATTTCACTATTTAACTTAGTAATCTGGTCCATCAAGGCCTTGCCCTGAGCAGCTGATAGAGGAAGCTTTGCGTTGTCTGTCACACAGTTATTGACGATGTGGCCAAGCAGGCACACCCCTTTAAAGGCTGCCTTAATGTTGGCCAAGATCTCCGGAATCTTTTTCTTAGATTTAATTGCTTCGATGGCCGTCGATGCCTCCGGTACCGACGTGGTACCTGAGTAGTCCTCAAATGTCGGAGCACTCAACTCTTCCATTTTTTCGTCTGCGATATCCCAGTTTCCGTTCTGGTCCTGGATATCGTAGAAATCACTTTCATCCGGCTTCTTGAAATTATAGTTCTTTGTATTAGTTGCCATTTGGTAAATCTCCTCTCGTTATCTGTTCGTGTGTCAACTGGCCAAGTTCTTCGTACTGGTATGCGGCCAGTTCCATCGCACGGGTTTTCAAGTGTCCGTTTCGAATCCTATAGTGCGTATAGGCCGACAGCTGACCGTGAGTAAAGGTTCCGACCGAACCGTACGTATTAAAGATATATTCGTACACGACTTTTAAGTGTGCCGGTATCGCCTCTTCAATACTGGCTTTAATATCGGATATATTCCCAGGAATACCGGATGTTCCGATGAATCGGATTGTTACAATGTACTCTGGAAAGTTTTCTATCAGCTCGACTTCGGCATTTGTATAACTTTCTGCGATGCGCTGAATCAAAGATGCCGTCGTGGTTCCAGCTCCGGCCACCCTTGCAGAAATTCTCTCTCGGCGGTATCTGCCCGACTTGTCGGTATCTGACGACAACCCGAACATCTTTTCATACCGGGAAAGCATGTCATTTCCGGATGCTCCCGACCAGAAAGAATCATCTACAGTTTTCTGCAGTCCACCTTCGAGCTCTTCTGTTACGGCCGATAGTATCCCCTGCAACTCCTGCATCGTTTCGTTATCGTCATAATAGGATGGAAGAACGCTACTCAAGTCCAAGTGTACGCACCTCCTCCAGATTCACAGCACCCATCACGGGGATTTCTTTTTCTCCGATTGTGATATTTCCGGATGTCCCTTTGAGCGTCAGACCATCGTAGTCTTGCGCTCCTTCGGTACTCAAAAGCAGGCTGCCGACTTTCGCATAGCTGACGCGATACTCTTTGAATGTTATGGCTTTAAAATATCCTTCAAGATTTACCTTAAAAGCTGCCAGAACTTCCTCTCTTGTCTTTGTTCCATCCAGAAGCACCTTTGCCGAAACTGCAATTGTGTTAGCCACTGGGCTCGATACCGTTACCGATGCGCCAATTGGCCGCACGGTCTCGATATGCTCCGACACAACCGATTCCAGCGAGCTGTTAATCTTGTACTCAGAATCAACTATCAGAATGCCGACCGTGCCGGGGCCGGAATCAAGCGGAAATACTTTTGCATCCCCCACACCGGGGACTTCCATCGCCCACTGGCGGTACTGGTAAGCATTTCCCGTTGTTGCCGGCTGTTGCACCTTTTCAAAGAACCGCTCTCTGAGAGCCTCATCAGTCTCTTTATCGGTTCCATCCGTGATAATGTCGGTCAGTTCTGCTGTAACACCATTCACAGCCGTCAGAGCTTCCAGAGGGCCTGAATAAGTGTTGCCAATCTTTCCGGCAGTCTCGCACTCCGCTTCATACTCATTTTCAGCAGTCTGATCTGCGATTCTATACACAATCCCCTCAATTGACCATCGGCTACCGATAGGCACCGCCGCAGAGGTCGTTACCTTCCGGATGGCCGCACTTGCCTCTTTTCGGGTAATTCCATAACCACCAACAGCCCTGTCTAAATATTCACCCAGTGCCGTATCCGGAAGCAGTAGATCTACGAAATTATCCAACTGAAAAAACTGGTCGGCCAAAAAGTAAGCTGCCGGAGCCAGTGCATCATAGATAATGCTACCTTCTCTTTTGTCTACGTCGTCTGACACCATATTGAGCATCTTCTGCAGAATGCTCTCGTAGGTCATTTTTTCATACATTGCCTTCCACCCCCTCTCTCGATATTCCAAAGATGCTAATCACATCGAACGTGCATCGGCAGATATTTCCTGTAAACTCAAAATTAAAATTCTCGACCTCAGCGATCCGCTCATCTTCAAGTAATGTTTCCTGAATCATCCGCTTCAACTCCGGCCGCACATACTCAGACCCCTGCCCGATTAAATCCCGCCAATCAATGCCATAATTGAAGCTGTAAATCGGATATTCGAACTGCTGTGTCGTCAGGCGCTTGTGGATGGCCTGGGACAATGCTTCCAGGTCGGAGACAAAACCACGGACGGCAGTTCGAGAAACGTTATAGGACCGATTCGCAAAAGTCTGTGTCTCAAGCTTCGTATCAGTTGTTAATTCATTCTCCATAATTACCCTCCCATCACGTATGGCTTGTTTATGATTTCGAGGACATAGAACTCTTCCCATCCAGTTGATGCAAGCATGCGGACCTTATCGCCTGGTGTCAGCTTCGCCTTCATATTTCCGGACAGCTGACCGGATGGAATTGTAAGTTTAGCATCAACCTGCACTCCGGCACCGTTGTACGTCCCGACCAGGATGGCCGGAAGCTTCACGGAGTTCAGAAAGCCATCTACTATCAGCTTAATCTTTTCATTAATCATCCAGCGATCACCTCCAATTCCATCGTATGTACCGGTAGATACTTATGCGTAACCGACTTCACAATCACGCGTCGGTTTAAGCCGATATCATCCACACTGCCGAAGATGCTGCATCCGGCTCTCACCGAATGATCTCCGAGACAGGACAGTTTAATTGTTTCTTTTTCGTGGTTGTAGAGCTGCAGGAGCTTCTTCGCCTTCTCCTGCAGCTTTGCCACATCCGCACTCTTATCGGACAGATGCTCGTAATACTGTAGATTGCCGTACCGGTTCACGGATGCTTGGTCTGACTCCTGCGCTGTCTGCGCCTTACCGATTGTCTCATCCATCCAGGACAACTTTACGATGTTATAAAACTCATCATCGATGGACTTCTCCCAACTATAGCCATAGGCAAGGGATGAATCGCCCAGGACAAGAGGCAGTTGCAAATCCCACAGGCTATCAAGCCGGACCTCGCCATACACATCCGCCAGACGGTACCAGATACCCTGCGGAGCTTCTACCGTCTTTGTGTTCAGCAGTGTGTCGGAGATGAGACCATAAATCACGTCAATCCATGTATCCTGATACTTAACCTTGTCCACTGGTACCTTATAGGCCACTGCGGGCATTGCGCCAACTTTCAGATTGAGAAACTTACACATGGCCTGTGTTACTGTGCTAACATCATCCTGCCCGCCTTTTAAGGTGATGATGTCCTTTGCCTTCCCATACCGGAGCTGGTCATAGGCTTTAATCTTTACCTTGCGATTCTCACCCATACTTACCTTAAAGACCGTACCGAAGAAAATGCCATCTGTCTCACTAGAGTTCGTCAGGCGCACGACATCGCCGTTCTGGAGCATCAGTTCATCGTCATACAAGTAGGAGAATTCAAGAACGGACGCACCGTTATTCAGTTCATCCTTCCAGCTGATTTCTGAACAGAGTTTGGATATTTCCAGAATCTGCCCGTTTGTTTCGACGCATAGCTGCATGATCTCCCTCCTTTATGACGGTATCGAAAACGTCTGCCCTGGATAAATCAGATTCGGGTTCTTTATCTTGTCTGAATTGGCACTGACAATCTTCGGGTACTGGCTTCCGTTCCCGTAAAACTGCTTTGCAATCTTCCAGAGTGTATCCCCTTTCTGGACGGTATAGGTCTTCCCTTGCTCGACTGCTGGATTTTCAGGCTGCGGAGTCTGGGGCTGTGCCACTGTGGCCGCCGGGGTTACAACCGCCACATACTTTTTACTCGGGGCCTTATACTGTACAAAAGAAAGAGATAGGTATTTATCCCCCTCTTCCCCGGCTTTTTCCGTAATCGTACATGTCTCAATCAGCACCTTAACAGACTCATCGTCCGTCTCACCGTTCGAGTAAATCAATTGCACCGGCTTCTTTTTCTTCTGGGACTTCGTGATGGCTCGGATATATCGATCCGGATCGGCTCTGCTGCCTGATTCCATGTAGTGTACTTCCTGATGAGGAAGCTCACAGCTGAACTCATATGTCCACAACTCTGGGAATTTCGGGACAGAAACCTGCCCCGATTTAAGAACCTGGTATTTTTCAATACTTAACTTCTGAGTCTTTTTGATTTCTTCCGGATTGACCGGAAGCTTATACTTTTTACCACTGATTTTTAAATAAACACTATAGCTCATCAGTACAATCCCTCCGGTGCTGTATCAATCTCATCCTGCAGGATCTGAGCCACTGCCGGGCCAATCTTCTCATAGTCCATTTCCTGGCTGATATCTCCAGTAAACGTAACCTGGATATTTGGTGCCAGAGTGTTCTGGGCGATGCGCGCCACATAGTCACGCTCCGCCAGTTCCCGCAAGTAATCAATATCCTCGTCTTCCAGTTTCACGTTCATGCTTCCATTCTTGCCGGTACCTTTAACTGCAGCAGGATTTCCGGATGTTCCCATTCCGGCACTGGACGGGATGCCCTCAAAACCAATGCCACCACCACCACTAACAAGATTCGATGCCTTATTTGCGAGAGCGGAACCTTTCGCATAGCCCTTTCCAGCTGCAGACGTGTAATCCATCAATTCAGGAGATTTAACATATTCTTTCCAACCACTCTCATCCTTTATTGACTTTGTCTTTGTTTCGACGGCACTTTTCAATCCCTCCAACCCAGAGGTTATATTCACAGTAACGCCTGGAATTTTGTTGATGATATTTTCTATTGCCCTCGCCATGTTCAACACATAACTGATGCATGTATTGGCCATATCAAGGAACAAAACTTTCACCGCGGCAACCGGGCTGTGAAATACGTTCCCAACAAAGTTCGCAAGCATTGCAAACCCTTTCCAGGTTGGATAAATAAATGAGTTATACGCGAATGCGCCCAGTGTGTAAAGCGCTGCGCCGATGATTCCGGTCGCACTGACAGACGATCCGGTTAATTTATTAAAAGCGGCCACACCTGCATATAGCACAGCCACCAACGCAATTACACCAATTACCATAAGGGTCGCCGGGTTCAAAGCACACAATGCCGCCCAAACGCCAGCTGCAGCATTCAAAACCCACTGAGCCGCTGCCGCTCCATATGTAGCCACAGCCCAAACACCAAGCCCCACAGCCACGCCCAGAAGGAGAGGGCCGATAATATCCATGTTGTTAGCAATCCAGTTTAGTGCCATAAGGAACGGGGCTGATGCTTTCTGTATTGCATTCATGGCCTGGATCCACAACTGCGACCAGGTCAATGGCATAGAGTTGAATTTCTTATCTATCTCTTCCATTGCCGCAAGCTGTGCGTTCTTGACAATTTCAGCAGAGACAGCACCCTTTTCCGCATAGGATTTAATTGAGCCTTCGGCCCAGCCCATGTACTTCTCGATGTTTCTGGCAATACTGGGGGCTGCTTCCAGGACGGAATTTAGCTCGTCGCCTCGGAGAGCTCCTGCGCCCATCGCTTGTGTCAGCTGTGTCATGGCTCCAGCTGCCGCACCCGCTTCCGTTCCGCCGATAGCAAACTGTTTGTTGATGGACTCGACAAAAGCAATCAGCTCTCTCTGGTCCTTAAATGCACCTTTGGCATTCAAGCCGAGGCTCGCAATTCCTCCGGCCGTACTCTCGTAGGATGCCCTGGAACGCTGCGCCGACGCATAGACATCGTTCTTAAGATTCGGATTGATGATATTTCCCGAATCATCCTTATTAATCAAGTTAAGTCTGGTATTAGCATTTAAATATCTGTCGGATGCATTTAAGAGCTTACCGCCAACATCCGTAGCCGTTTTAACAGCGAAGAGCTTACCAAGAGCACTGGCTACTTTTTCCGCTTTCCCCTTCGTCCTGTCAACTTCATCCCCAAGACCTTTTACTTTTTTTCTGGCCTTATCTGCGCTTTCACCAACTCCGCCAAAACTATCCTTCGCTTTCTTTCCGCTTTTTCCAGCCTTGTCAAAGCTCGTCTGTATCTTATCCGCAGCCACACTGGCATTTTCTATTGATTGTCCTGCTTTATCCGCAGATTTCGATATTCTCTCGACTCCGGAAACGAATCCTTTCTCTGCCAGCTCAAAAACCGCTCTCAATCTTGGCATTTATTTCTTCACCCCTTTCGCGGCGCGTTTTTCTGACTCAACCCGCAGTTCACAACTCGCTGCGATGAAAGCTTTCTCCCGGTGAGCCATACTTGCCAGCTGCCCCGGGAGAATGTGTAATCTTTGCAAAGCAAAGTGCGCCAGCAAAAACTCCGGATCACTTTGCTTTATTCGTTTTTTGCCTCATCCTTCAGGTCCTCAAAATCATCGTCCATACCGGACAGATCCTGAACGGCATCTATCAGAGCATTATATTCATTGGTATAAAGCATCTTCTTCAAAAGTTTCGTTTCCCCGAGAACACCATAGGCTTTCTGCAGCTCCGCATTGCTTAAGTCCGGGAATACTACTGCGGCCGCTGTGACCTCATCCACGTACTTGGTACGGTCAAAGGTGCTGTTTCCCTTCTTATCCGTCTTGATACAGCCTTTCTGAATCTTGTCGCAGATCTCCTGTTCGAGCGGACGGATTACGAACGGAACAAGCTTTCCGTCTTTCCCCTTGAAGCGGTCAGAAACGATGACCTCTTTCTCCGGAGTAATCTCCGGATGTAAAAAACCATATAAATCTCTTGTTACTTCGCTCATGTTTATCCTCCCTATCTAAGATTCTCCGGAAGCTGGAAGGCTTCCAGACAGTCGCAGTCATCAAAAGTAAAGTCTGAATCGAACGTGATCGGATCCTCGCTGTCATCTTCCAGGTAAGCAACTGGAATTGTGGACAAGATTACATGGAAAAGTGTCACTGTCTGCCGTCCGACTGTGGACTGCGGATCCTCGTTCGTGAACTGCATGGTTGAACCGGCGAACTTGCCGGTCTTCTTGTAATCAAGAAACTCTTTCAGTGCATCTGAGTTCATGAAGTAGAAGGTTCCGGAGCCTGAGCCGGAAGCACCTACCACCTTATGCTGACTCATTCTGTGGCCCAGAAGCTTCTTCTCTGCGATTTTCAGCTCTACGTGAGCATCCACCTTAGAGATCTCATAAAACTTCCGATTCTGGCCGTTTCTCGTGATGAATCCACTTCCCTCTGAACCTGCAAGGGTATCGGAAAGCATTGTATAATTTTCTGCCATGTCTTAACCTCCTTACGTCAGATTTACATTGATGTACGCGAGCTCCATACTTCCCACAAGTTGGATGCCGCAGTTTACCAGTACCGCATTGATGGCGGCGCCTGCTTCAACAGTCACGTTGTCGGAGTCAAAGTTCTGGATCGCTCCACGTCTCTCTAAGTCAGTAAAATACTCTACAAGCATGCCTTTGAAAATCATTCTGCCTGCTGCATTGTTGTCATACTTTCCTTTAATACTTGCATCCCACACTGCCTGGATATCGCTGCGAATTCCGCAGGCGGTACGAACAGAACGATTCTGCTTCATAATATCGCCTTTATCCTGTGTGGTAGTGGTCAAAGAGTTCACATCCGCCACCACTGTGACGTTCTGGCTGCGATCCACATCCAGAAGGAACTTACCCGCCTTAATGGCTGCCTCCTGTTCGGAGCGAGTCATTCTTGGTGTTACATCAATCGCACCGATGAACTTCTGCGCCGTGTTTGACTTAGTAACACTTGCACCGGCTGTGATGCCGCCAACCCAAGCAGCCGCCTCATACACCGTCAGAGTGGAACCATCGGAAAGGGTAACGCCCTGCACGCTGTTGATGGTATACTCTGAATCCGCCTCGTAATTCGGCAGTACGGCCGTTACATTCTTGCCCTCATCATCCTGCATGGATTTAACCCATGTAGCAATTGTCTGCTGAGCAGTTGAACTGGAAGTGCTGGATTTTGCATACGGATAAACCAGTACATCAAAATCAACCGTCTTGAGTGTCTTTAACATTGCCGTAATGGCCTCGTCCTTGTGAGTGGCCGGAAGTTTGTACAGGAGCACTGTTTTTGCCCCTAACAGCGCCAGTTCTGCCAGCTTCTTATCCGCTACCGTTGCACCTTCCGGATAATTCATTTCTGATGCAGTAATTTCGTAAAGGGATGCATCCGTTCCCTTGCTAAACTCCTGAGCGATAACCACGGTTCCGCGGTCTCCAGCTGTAATGCTCAGAGGCGTGTTTGTCCGGATGTTGATATAAGCACCCGGAATTACCTTATTCTGGTTTTCCCATGTACCCGCCATAGTTATTCCTCCATTTCTACGTTCGTCTTCACATCTTCCATTCTAGGCGCATCTGTTGCCCTATACTCTGTATAAGTAACGCTGAATAGGAAGTGAAGAACGTCATCAGTTATGTTTGTATCTCTTTCTCTTACATAAAAGGAGACGCTATCAGCTCCGATTACATCGAAGTGCCTAAGCATCTCCTGTTTTACTGTCTCACATTCTTTTCTGCGGTTCTGTATCTCTGCCACTGGGAAATACTGAACATCGAAGCTCTGCTTCATCCTCTGCCGGTTATCCAGCCGCCTGCTTGGCTCCGTGGACACGGTAAGAACCAGGATACAAGGAAGTTCCATGTTCTGCGGAATGTTATCCCTGTATACCTGTTTCAGCCCTGGAATAACCGCCCGGCATTCTGCCGCAATTGCCTTATACAGTGTGTCAATCCCCATTCTCGTGCTCCCTTCTAATTCTCGCAAGTTCCGCCTCGAAGAGTACAGCCAACCGCTTGTCGATGTATGACACGCCCTTTTCAAGCAGGTACGTGCCTTTTACAAAGCCTTTTGTCGGTCCGCCGCTCTTCGTAACAACACGATGGCCATAGTTCCAAAAGGACGCATATTCAGCCGTATTGACCAGCACTTTCTTTACAGTGGATCCGGACTTTGAAGCCGGTGCCGACTTCCAGGATTTTCTAAGCAAACCACCCACGACGGTGCCGTGTGTCGTAAAGCTTACAACTGTTCCGGCCTTTGGTCCATGCTTAACCGTAAATGTAACTGGGTTCGGGTGTAAGCCGACCGGAGTCCTCTCTTTTAACCACCTCACACCCTCATTTACCGCCTGATTCAGCACTTTTTTGTCGATCTCGGATAAATCATCCATCTCAGCCTTTAAAGCCTTCCGAAAATCTTCAACAGCTGCCTTATTCCGTCGATAATTCGAGCTCACAGTTTCTCATTCCTTTCCACCCGGCACTGATACTGAAAGCTGTATGGATGCGCTTCACCAACCCTCAGCGCCACCTGTTGCCCGCTTATGAGAGTGACAATTACCTTATCGCCTTCGCGAATATCAGTGCCAAGGCCACAGAACAGCTGATTGCTGGTCTGAACACCCGGAACAGGAACTCCGGCGTTACTCTGCGCAGAAATGCTGTATCTGCACTTAATGCCGGAAGCTACGCAGGTCTCGCCGGACATGTCGAAGCCATCGCTGCCTGTCGTATCCTGATACCGGTACACATCCATCCTTGAATCGTACATCATTTCATACGGGTTAATCATAACCTCTCAACCTCCTAAACCGCCGTAAGACCGACTTATCCGCATCAGACAGACCGTAAATACCATCGCGGCTGTTACTACCACCTGTGGCGTAAGTAATACTTCCATCGCCTTCCTTGATGCTAGATATGTCCTGTTGGTAGCCTGTTCCTTTTGCGGTCTCATAATCAATGATGGCCTTTACCTTCTTCCGGATGAACGGCTCCAGAAACTCAGGGAGAACTTCTGGCCTTAAATTGCAGAAAGAAATCGCTTCCTGTATCCAATCCAAAATCAGCAAATCGTAGTCTTCTGTATCCAGTTTTAAATTGCTTTTTACAAGCTTTAACATTTCTTCTCTTACCATTCGTCTCCCTTCTCGCGAATCCGGAGATTTGTGTAGCTGGCCAACTCACTGTGCCGATATTTTGCTAGTTTACTGTGTTGCGACGCTCTGTAACAGCCCATCTCACGTATCTGCTGGTGTGTGTACTTTTTCAAATCTGAATGTCGGTATTTTTTAAGATACTGATGATTCTTTACCGTGACAGAAATAATGAAACTCTCATTCGTTGAGACCGGATTTCTGCTCAGCGCCACCCCACCGATGCAGACAGCCATCAACGCACCTCCATGCTCTCTGTGTGTTTTCTGGTTTCGTTGCCTGTCTGGTAGGTGATACATAGTTGATATTTGCGTGATCGGCACTTCGGGGCAAGCATGATCTGCAGGTGTAACTCTGTTTCATTCCTGAGAATATCGCAGTTTCCTGAGTCTTCCAGCATCCCGTTGTGGTACAGCTCCCAGGATGCTGAATTAATCGAGAAGTTTTCTTCTTTTCTGGAACGTACTGCGAATTTTACATATTTATTTTCGCCCAGAATAAAATCAATCATGGTTCGTCTCACCTCCTAGATACTCCAGCCAATAGTCACACGGATATACGCACTCCAACACGGTCTCATCCAACAGCTTGGCCAAAACACAATCGCACGGATACGTGCATTCAAGCCACAAATCCTCCGGCTTCTTTTCCAGCCAATCTGTTAGAGGAATCAAGCGCAATTCTAAGCTATCTGGATCGAACAGCAAAATGTATCTGGCTGAATAACAATAGTTTCCGGCCTCATCATATGCCTTTAATTCAATTATGAGCTCACAGCCTTCCACGGATGGGAATGTGCATTCCCACACATCCCCATCTTTCCGGCTAAAGATTACGCTTTCTCCATTTATCAAACCTTCCAGACGTGTAACCATATGATGCCTCCTTAATCAGTAACCTCCACGCTGATCAGATAGGTCTTGCCCGCATCTACCGGATTCGGAGCAATGGTAACAGACTTAATAACCGGAGCAGTCTGATCGACGGTTATGGTACGGACTACAGTCGTGGTCTTGCCCGCTGCATCCCTTGCCACCGTGGTGATGGTGTTGACTCCGGCTGACAGGGTCAGGGACTTGCTGAATGATCCGTCTGTTCCAACCTCGACTGTCTCCGCATTACCACCGTTAAGCTTAATGGTTAATGTTACCGGACTTGAAGTAACGTCATTTGTCTTACCGGTGACCGTAATCTCTGTCTTATTGGTTACAAGCTTATCGGACGGTGATGTAATCGACAATGTCGGTGGCACGGTATCGATTGTGAACTTAACAGATTTCTGAACAGCCGCATTACCGTCATAGTCAGATGCATCAATCTTAATTGTGTGCGGTCCATCTGAAAGAGCCGTAGTTGGCGTATACGTACATCTGTAGCCGCCAGAAACAGTTTCTCTCTTGATTCCGTCTCCGGTAATCTTAGAGCCACTGTCGATTGTGATTCCGATCATGGATGGGTTGACTCCTGAATCTGCATCCGTAACCGTCCAGATAATACTCGGCTTGCTTGTAGTAAGATAAGAACCTGTAGTCGGGCCGGAGATACTGATCGTCGGAGCTACCTTCTCCTTTACCTTTAACTTCAGCGACGCGCCCAGTGTAGCATCTGAATCTGTCTTTGTCGTTGTGTTTCCTGCTTCATCCGTAGCTTTAACAGTGACTGGATAATAGTGTCCGCTATTTACGTTATAACTCGATTTAGCAGGCGCCGTAACCGTCGCCTCATATTTTCCATTGCTGCTGTTATACGTTAGTGTGACGGTCGTGCCATTAATGACGGCCTGTACTGATTTTACTGCCATATCTTATTCCCCCTTATCCGAGTTTGTGTTTAAACGCTACGATACGGATCTGCTTCGGCTCGTAGACCGGTTTCCAGTTCTTCGGATTTGCAACCTCAGTTCTGGACGGGCCTTCTGTCTTAGCAACCTCCGCATTCTGCCAAGCGATTCCTCTCGGATGCAGGATCGTAGTTCTGCGGTTGATCAGATAGTCGATACCAGAGCCTTTACGTTTCGCACGATCGGTCTCTGTCGGCACATCGCCCACCGGATGACCGTTTCCGAGCGCTACAGCTCCGTTACCGAACAGATATGTCGTGTACACATCGCCATCGACCGGGCATCCATCATCGACGATAACTCGTTTTCCCTGGTACACACCGAATGCAACATCGCTGGACGGCTGCACCGTCTCAATCAGGTTCTGTTTTTTCAGATATGCCTCCGTTGCAGAATGCATACAAACACCGGTCAGCTGCGCTTTTGCGTCGCCTAGCTTCTGTTCTGCATCAATGAATGCTGAACCAGACCAATTTGCTTTCGCGCCACTCAGACCAGAAATGTCCAGAATATTAGACGCCAGTCTGGTTTCTGCCGGAGGAGTTCCAGATCCACCTGCCGGTACGGTACCAAACACGCCTTTGAGGATGGCGATCAATTCTTTCTGCATATCACGCTCCCAGAATCTGGCGACCAGAGTACCAATTGCCATCATGGGATCTGTTCCCGCAAGTGCCGCTGCCAGGTCTGTTGCCGACCACATCTTTGCACGGCGAAGAATTACCGCTACATCCTTGTTTGATGTAATCTTGTTGTCTGCAAGATCCGCGCCTTCAATAATCGGCTCAGACTCTCCAGTCAAATCCTCGAAGAACGGCATATTGACCATCGGGGATGCCTGGGAAGCCAGGGCATCAAACTCTGTATTATTTGCAATAATTCCGCTCTGGTACAGCGCGGACAGTTCCATCGTACGATTAATCACATACGGATTAAAAAGTTCCGGGACAATAACGTCCTGTAAGGTTGTTCCTGCCATTTAAAATTCCTCTCTTTCTTAAAGTTTTACCCCAGCTGCAGCCGCCATCTGCCGTGCCTGCTCCGGGTTCTGCTTGAACAGGCGTCCCTGTTCCGTCAGATTGTACGTTTCTTTCGCGAACGGGTTATTTACAGGCGGCTTTCCGCCGCCAGCCGGATCGTATCCACCAGCACCGCCGGCATTCTTAAACAGGTGTGGAGAAGATTCCCTCATCGGTTTCAGAACATCATCCAGACCAATAACCTTTCCATCCTTGTCAAAGGTAAATTTATCCAGACCGCCTTGCTTATAGATGATGTAGTCTGCATCCGTGACGCCCGCCTCTTTCAGCTTATCCTTCAGTGCATACTCTTTTCGGGTATTATCCGCCTCCGTTTTAAGCCTTGCCGTCTCCACTTCATAATCTTTGACCTTCTGCTGCAGCTTTGCGTTATCCGCATTATTTTTCTTCAGGTCCTCGATTGTCTCACTGGCTGTGCTCAGCTCTTTTACTTTGTCATTGTAGTCCTGTTTCGGTACCGCGTGCTTTGGAAACTCCGCGTTGATCGCTTTCACGGCTGCCTCAACATCCAGTTTTCCATCAGTAATGACTGCTTTCTCTAAGATTTCTTTTAACCATTCCATCGTGCTTACCTCCATAGATTTTTATTCCCGCTCTCCGGGTATTGGGATCGTCCGGTTATACTCCCGGCAGAGTAGTGCCCAGTTTTACGCCTTATGGCAGGGCATAAAAATAACACGCATTCCTGCGTGCTTACTGCTCGATCTTATTACATTTAGTACACCGCATCACATATCCGTCATACGGACCGGAATCCCGACTCCAATGCTTGCGGTAGTGATGGCTGCACTGATGCTGTCTGAGCCATCTGATCCACTTGAAAAATCCTATTATAATCGCCCCCCTGTTTGTTGCGACGTCGCAACGGATTTATTTAATTTCAACATCTGGAATCAGCCTTTCAGGATAAAATACCAGTTCATAATGATACTTGTCCGTTCCTTTCGGCTCCGTCTGCTCCATTACATAGCAGGTCCAGTCATTCAGATAAATATAATCCTTATAATACTGGTCCGCTCCTGTTTTGATCGTTACTACTAATTCATTTGAGCTGTTATTACTAAGTGCCATATACCCTTCTGCCTGAAGCATAATCGTGTCTGTTCTCGCATTTGTAACCGTAATTCTGCGATACACATTAAATTCATTCGCATCTTTTGATAAATTGTGGTTCACTGTAGATGCCGTTGAACAGCCAGACATACAACTTGCTACACTCGCTACCATAAAAAATGCTGCTATTTTCTTCTTCATTGTCCTTTCTCCTTAAAAATGGATATAAAAATACCACCGGTTTGCTGACCGATGGTTCTAAATGATCTTTATATGCTTAACCGAATAAATACTTGGCAGGCGCACGTTTCTCCTGCATCCCTCAGAGTTTCCCCTTGTCTGTACCAGCGGCGTGTGGACCGTGCGAAATTTTCCACCTCAAGTATTTATTCGGGTAAAGCCTTTTTATTATATGATTAGTATAACAATCTTATTCTTTTTTGTAAAGGATTTCTTTGTTTCTTAGCAATCTGTTCCATTCTTTCTCATCGATTTTCATAAACGTGATAATAGAATTCTTATATTCCGGATTATCTTTTGAAGTTATTAATCGTAAAACTGTTTTAAACACTTCATCCGCCTCTCGGATTTCTTTCAGTATCAATGCCGTGTTCGGTCTGTTTGCTCTTATGATGTAATCTGGTTCTGAAACTATCCGATTGAAATATGTCGAAAACCGTTCATAATCATTCGGATGCCTTTCTTGTATGTGTTTTATTTGAGTATCCGTAATAATCACTTCGTCTGTTGCTATGTCTGGTGTTACGCACCTATATATTTCCTTATCGATTTTCCCGATTGAATGCACATCAGGCACCTCTTCCATAGTTACTGCTCCCATTGTAGCAGATTCAACAGTTTTTGCAATATCCATTATGTCTGATTGCTCCGCATCCCCCAGATATTTCTTCTTCCACTCCTCATACGTCATATCCGTCGGCACTTCAATGCCGTTGCCATCTTTGTCCCTGGCAGCCCGCTTCATTCCCTCTGTCGGGGTATCCGGATAATACGGCACATCCGTACACCTGCAAAACGGATGAAACGGCGGCTTATTCTTCCCCGTCACCGCCTCCGATACCGGATATATCTTTCCGTCCAGCCTTCCGCAGATCCCGCATGTCTTACTGTCGAGTGTTGCGAGGATCTGGTATTTCTCAACTCCATCCTCTTTATATCCGGCATGGGTGGCCTCGCTCATCACGAACGAGCTTTCTGTGTGCAGAAGGCGGTAGGCATCGAACTTCTTGGCCTGCATCTTTTTGGCAAAGTCTTTTGCCAGGTTTTGTGGAGCAGTTCCCTGAATCATCATGGTAGTCAGCGACTCCATGAGCTGACTCTGCAGGTGATCCTTCTGCTTCCAGAGCCTCGTGGAGAAATCCGCGCCGTTGAACGGGTACTTAAGCAACTCCTCGACTGTCCGAGGTTCAATCTGCGCAAACTCTGCGTGAAAGCCGTGATACCGGTCTGAATCATACCAGATGCGGTGGTAAGTATCGGCATAGACCTCACTCATCATCTTCCCCGCGTCCGCTTCATAATCAACCGCATACAGTTCCCGGAGAATCGCATCAACCTGCGCCTCCAATGCCTGGTATCTCGTCATACGTGCCTTGATGGACATGTTGTTAACCTTCTGGTTGTACTTGCCAATGTTCTGCATCACAAGGTCAATATACTCACGCATCTCACCTATTTCGGCTTTGCTGAGGCGTTTCTGGGCCTCCGCATAGGTGAGTCCGTTCTCTTCTGCATACTGCCAATAAAAGCTTTCTACTGTCTTCTGAAGTTCTCTCTTAGCCTGGTTGAATGCCTTTTCCAGTTTTGTGAAATATTGATTTACCGTAAATTCGCCAGCTTTATAGACTGCTTCCTGCCGTTTCTGCCAGTAGGCCACTAATCATCACCACCTCCGCCGTCTGGATCGTCGATAGGTTCATTCTTCGGGAACATCTGTGAGATTTCTTCTACTTCTGATTCTTCCTTCTGAATCATCTCCATCTCCTTTTCCGGGTCTTCCACCCACGGATGATGATCCACAATGGTCTCGTCTGAGATGATGCCCTTGCTCTGTGATGCAATCTGTGCAAGCTCCTGGTCATTCTTCACACTGGTTCTTGTCCAGGTCTGGACAATCGTGTCATCCTTGATTGAGATGTCACACAATCGGCAGATGCAGCGGATGAAACTTCCGAAGCCTGTTTTAAACTCCGTTTCCTGCAGTCCTGCCTTCTGCTCTATCAAGGAGTACAAAAACTGCAGTGCAACGCCAGAACTGTTCCCGAAGTTCTGCGGATCCGGATCGATCCCCATGCCCTGCTCAAAAATGCATTTTCTGGTAATATCAAGCAGCTTCTCCCTGGCCTCCACCGGCAATTCAATCGTTAAAGTCGAAACGCCTGAATGGTCGCCATCTCCATTGTTATCAATCTGTATCGCTTTGTAGTCCTTCAAATCCCTCAGGAACTGGCCTAAATCCGCACCGCCATAATTGGTCAGTATAAAGATTACCTCCTGGATGTCTTCCAGGTCATTTACAAACCCGCTGAATACTTTACAGTAGGTGTCAATCAGCGGCTTGATGTTCTTTAAGTCGTTGGTATCTTTGTTGTTGTTGAAAAAAGGAAAGAATGGAACCTCACCAACTCCATGCCGATAAGTGTTCGAGTACTCACAAAGCGAAGGATCAACCAGGAACATTTGATGCGGCATCAGCTGCCCAATCTCGTCTCCGGCTTTTAATCGATACGCAGCGCATTCAGTTTCGTTCCAGTATTCGTAAATTGTATAGGCATCCCCTGTTTCTTCGTCAATGTCCTGGTAGCATCTGAATACGCCCAGCAGCTCTTTTTCTAGGCTCTTAGTCCAGACCGGGATAACCTGCTCAGCCGGAACCACCGCATACTTCCATATACCTTTTCCGTCCTTCCACACATGCAGCCAGCCAACCGTACAATTGGATGCCTCGATGCACAAGTCCTTACAAATCTTCGCATATTTGTCCCCGAGAAACTTTGAAAGCTTTTTGTTCTCCTCTTTTTCTCCGAGGTCAAAGATTGGAGGTGCCGTGAACATGTAAGCAGCTTTCTGATCGACTAACATGCCGTGGAAGTTAAATGGAATCCGGTTATCTGCATTTCGGAGTGGTTTTTCTTTTTTCTCTCGTTCTTCCTTCGACGGCGGGAATAAAATATCTGTTTCGTTTTCGTAGTACCGCCTCGCCACTTCAGCCTTCGCCATAAAATCCGAATGCCCTTCCTGATACTTCCGTATCAGCTTCTTAATCACTTCAATGTCCATTCATATCACCTCACTTTAATATCCGGATGCCGCCACCCTTGCGAATAATCGTGTAACAAAAGTACCTGAGAGCATCGAGCGCATGATCATGTTCTTTTACCGGTTTGTCTTCTCCGCGTTCCGCTGCCTTTGCATCCCAGATATAGGATGCAAACTCTTTAATCAGATTCTCACAGGATTTATCAACAAAAATAGAACCCGAAAGCAGCAAGGTTGCTACAAATCGGATTCCATCCAAAACATCATTCTTTGCTTTTTTAACTTTGTATCCGTCTTTCTCCAGCTGCGCCTTGAACGAAGCAGCAGCAGGATCCAGAATCACCGCCCGGACCTTTTCTCCGGAAAGCCAAGCGGTCAAATCATCCGAAAACTCTTTATCCGTTTTCTGCCGGCCTTTATCGCGGCCGGAATAATAATACTCTCTGCGGCAGTACCATTTCTTGTCGGCTCCCTTACTCCACAGCAGAAAGGCCGTCGGGTTCTGGGTACCATAGTCACAACTGACGTACTGGTCGCCCATCCAGAACTCGTGCCCGGTTTTCTGCCGGTATTCCCCTGCAATTGCCTCCGCATCAACTACGTTTCTGTCCGGATCGAACATGTCGTAGATGATGCCCTCGGCCATCGCCCAGAGTCCTAAGATATACCGCTTGAAGAAAACGCCGGAATACATGCTCCGGTATCGTGCTTTGATTTTTTGCGACAGGCTCAGGTTATCATCCATCGTGAAATGGATATACAGCAGGTTCTTGTCTTTGCATCGGTCTATCCAGTTAACTTTGAACCAGTGATATGGTCCGTCCGGGTTACAGTTGAACCAATACTTAGAACCCTCTACAGAGCATCGGCCGGTTGCCTGGTTAACGAATGACTCGGGCATCAACGCAACCTCATCACAAAAAACTCCTGCCAGGGTAATACCCTGAATCAGGTCCTGACTGCGTTCGTCCTTACCACCGAAAATGTAAAAGTAATTCGTTACATTCTTTCGGGTGATCTCCACTAGATTGTCAGCCCGATGATCCGCCACTTGATAACCTCGGCTCTTGAGCATCAGCTTCAGCCAAAACAGAACATTTCGCCGGAAGGAACCAATTGTCTTTCCGCACATGGCGAAGTTCTGGCCGTTGAAGTTCTCCATCGCCCAGAACACGAACGAAAGAGACATACAAACCGTTTTACCCGAACGGATGGCTCCATCTGCAATAACACCATCATAGTCCTTCACAGGGCTTTTCTGCATCCACCAGGTAAGAACCTGCTTCTGTCTTTTCGAGAACGGCTGGAATTTAAAGACCTGGATCTTTGCAGTAATTCCGCGCCGGTCTTTCATGGCATTCACTTTTTCTCGCATGTCGGTGATGCGCTGCTTAATCGTCATCCGCATCACCCCACAAGTTACTAGCCTCGGCATTCAGTGCGTCAATAAAGCCATCGTCCTCGACTTCAGTCTCCTGACCTCCCAGTTTCAACGCCGCCAGGTCAAGTTTCATCATCTCGATTTCAAGGCGGGCATCATCCACACCATAACGGTGCAATGCGTCGATGGCAGCCTGCTTCCGCCCCTGCACACGGGTCAGCGCAGCCTCGATGTTTTGGATCTGTCCCAAAACGCCCTCATATTCTCCTAAATCTGATATTTTCCCCTTTTCTATACCAGCCTTATATCCCGTTACCATCATGCCCGGTGGGATCTCTATCCCATATCGGTTATCCTTTACCGGCTCTTCTCCCGCTTTGCGGAGCGCTTCAATCCGGTGCAACATACGACGTTCCCGGACTGTCAGAAGCTGTATCTCCTGCATGAGGAGCTTCTGCTTGTCCTCCGGGACCGCCTGTGCAAGACGCTGTTCCTCTGGATCCAGGCAATCAAAAAGGAGAGTTTCAAACTCTCCCGTGGTGACTGCATTCTTGTTTTTCTCCGGAGCCGCACCGCCTCTGTTCCCGGCAGCGTTCTTGTTTCCTGGCTGACCGCCTTTCCGTTTCGCAACGTTGCGTTTCTTTTGCAACGTTGCATTGTCCCAGTCATATCTATTTTTCCAGCTTCGGATTGTCCCTTCCGGGATTTCCAGAAGCTCAGAAATCTCAATAAGTTTCTTGCCTTCCAGGAACAGTTCTCTGGCCTGTTCCATTCTGGCGTCCGGCGCTCTGGCCATGCACCACCACCTCTCAATCGTGTTTGTTTTTTTGTTTTTTGCAATAGAATAGCACCCATCTCGCGACAGGTGCCATTCTCGAAAGGATATTATTATGAATCACAACGCAAGTGGAGCGGCGTGTTGCTCCGCCAAACAACCGCCAAATTGCCGCGGCAGGAATCGAACCTGCACATACTCCCTGTGGAGTGCTCTGCCATTTAAGCTACGCTCGCAATACACACATCTTGCTGGCGGTATGTCTCGAGTCTTCGCTAGACACCGGTGCACAAAAGCGCCTGCTGTCAAGTTCTAGCCGTGCAAGCTATCCTCAATCTCTCTGAGATAGTGTGTGTTCAGTTCATCCGGAGATCACCCGGAAAATCGGGACAGAAGGAATCGAACCTTCGACACGCTGGATATAAGCCAGCTGCTCTAACCGACTGAGCTACGCCCCAGGGGGATCCCCGCCGGAGCCGTCATCCAGCGGGGATTGAAGTATATACGGAGGATTATTCAGCGCTCTTGCAAGCGTGTCCGTTGAAGCTGCCAGCTATAAGCCTTTAGCTTCATGATACACTATAGCACTTTGAAAACGAACATTGCGAACAAAACGAACAAACTTTTAACTAATATTCATAAATCTTACATATTCCATTCGAACACTATCTCCAGTCGCCCCGCGGCCCACACGTATAGCTACCTGCTCCCATGTCATTCCCTGGAAAAGCCGGTACCGGATGATCCTCTGCATCCGCACTGGAATCGTATTGATCCACATTTCCACATCCTGTTTAATCCGTGCCGCTTTCCGCAGGCGCTCTTTTAACACTTCTTCCAGACGTTCCTCTGTACCTGGCTCTTGCATCGATGTATACGCAAGTCCCTCAATCCGATACGTCTGCATCGTATATGGGAAATCATGTGATGAGCCTTTAACAGCATCCTGCTCCTGCTGCTTCTTTACTCTCCTAATCTTTTCCAACTCTGCTTCTGCCTCCTTGACCAGGGCGCAGGCATCTATGTACTGCTCCAATATCCGCTTGTCCAACGGCACCACCTCCCTACGCCTCCCACTGTATTTTGCATTTCCAGACACTGTTTAAACATCCTGTGTGGAAAAACCATTCCGTATTTCTCTTCGTCTTCACGTATTCGATATCCGAAAGCTCGCCGTCCGGATCCAGCTCCCCGCAGCAGCCTTGGCAGAATACTTTGCCTGACTTGCGCTGCCGCCGCATCGCCATTCGCATCTGGCGTTCTGTCACTTCGCCATTTCTCGGATTTTTCGAATCCTTGCTTTTAACGACTCCATTACCCAATTCTGCACATCCTCCTTGCGCTGTAAGGCCTGCATCACGTCCTCATCACGGGTTCCGCTGGTTATCAGGTGATGGATAATTACCTTCTCCTGCTGTCCCTGCCGATGCAGTCTTTTATTTGCCTGTGTATATAACTCATAATTCCATGTCAGACCGAACCAAATCACATGGTTTCCGCCTTGCTGTAAGTTCAAGCCGTATGCACTGCTGGCTGGATGCGTCAGAAGCACATCGATTTTTCCGGCGTTCCAGTCGTCCTCGTCCTGTGTTGTTTTCAGTTCCCGGACCCGCAGATGCAACTTCCCCAAGGCTTCTAAAATCCTCGTCCGGTCATGCTGGTAATTATAAAAAACCAATGCCGGTTTTCCCTGCAGGGACTCAATCAGCTCTACAAACGCCTCTAACTTGCAGTTATGTATCTCATGTACGCTGTGATCCTCGTCATACAGCGCCCCGTTTGCAAGCTGTAAAAGTTTATTGCTGAGAGCCGCCGCGCTGGTAACGCTGATATCCGCCTCATCTTCCGGAAGCTGTAAAACCATCATCCGTTCCAGTTCGTCATAGGCTTTCCGGGATTTGGCATCCAGCTCCACCGGAATTTCGTGGTATGTGATGTCCGGAAGCTGTAAATAGTCCTCCGCTTTCATGCTGATGCAGATGTCGGATATCCGGTCAAGGATGCTCTGCTCACTGCCTGGCTTCGCCTCATAGCTGTACACCATACCGTCCGCGCCGCGCTTGTCCGGCTGGAAATACCGTTCACGGAACTGTGTGTATCTCTTTCCAAGCCGCTCGCCGCCATCCAGCAGATAAACCTGACTCCACAAATCATCCAGCCCGTTAGGCGATGGCGTACCGGTCAGTTCGACCATACGGTCGATTTTATCACCCATGCTCGCCAACGCTTTAAAACGCTTCGCACTGTGGTTTTTAAAACTGCTGGACTCATCCACAACCACCATGTCGAACGGCCAGGCATTCCGGTAATAATCCACCAGCCACACCACATTTTCCCGGTTGACGATATATAAATCCGCCGGTGTATTTAACGCTTTGATTCTTTTCGCCTGGCTCCCAAGAACAGGGGACACCCGCAGCATACAGGTATGATCCCATTTGGCTGCCTCCTTGCTCCACGTCCCTTCTGCCACCTTCTTAGGGGCTATGATTAAAACCCTGCGCACCTGAAAACGGTTATATTTCAGCTCCTTGACCGCTGTCAGCGTCGTAACTGTCTTGCCAAGACCCATATCCAAAAATAAGCCTATTTTTTTAACCGCCAGAATCCGGTTTATACAATGCTGCTGATAAGCGTGTGGCTTAAATTCCATCTGCCTGCACCTCCGTTCACGCTTTGCACTTGATCGCTATTCTGGTTGCCGCCCTCACGTACCCATATGATTCAAAAAAAGCTCTCAATCCC